CACCCCCTGGGGCCTAGTTTTCCTAGGGTTTCCACTACCTTGTGAGGGTATTCACACCCCTGGGGTGGTGTTTTTCCTGGGAAAATGTGGGCCTGTGGCTGGGCTTGCCGCGCGCGAGGCACCCACTGGTGTCCCCCGCGAAGAGGTGCGAATGCTCTGGCGGCCCACGCGAGAAAATTTGTTGAGTTTAAAATGTGAAGCTGCTAAAACGACGAAGCCGACTAGGACTGCAATCCCAATCGGCTTCTGACCATATCGAAAGGTGACTTCGATGAAGGCTAAAGATCCTATTATCACACAGGACTATTTACGTTCAATTCTGGATTACGATCCTGAGAGCGGAATATTTATTTGGCGTGAGCGTTCCGCTGAGATGTTCCCGAACGAAACACCGCGTCGTAGTTCAGCCAATCAGGCGGCATGCTGGAACACTAGATATGTTGGGCGTCCGGCTGGGACGTTCCGTGACGGGGAATATACGATTGTTCGGATTCCTGGTCACAAGAGCCAGGTGCTTGCTCATAGGCTGGCGTGGTTTTGGTTTTATGGGGTGTGGCCATCTGGGGATATCGATCATGTGAGCCGTGATAAGACGGACAACAGAATTTCCAATCTTCGTGAGGCAACGAGATCTCAGAACCAGATTAACCGTGCGCATCGTCGTGATAATGTTCTAGGTGTTCGTGGTGTGTGCCGTCATTCTGGCCGCTATGTTGCTCAGATTAGTTTTAACCGCAGGCATATCTACATTGGGATGTATGAGACTTTGGAGGATGCCAAGAGGGCATACGAAGCAGAAGCTGCGCGATTATATGGAGATTTTGCTAGATAAAGTCGGTTATGGCATTTGACTTTACCTACTAAATCAATGTAATCGTTCACATAGGCCCCCGCGGGGGAAGCGCCTGTGAGGATTAGCTGTGGCCGACGCTAAGAAGACCTACTCGTTCACGAACTTTTCGGCCACTAGACCCAAAGACCAGCAACCAGGTGACGAACTAGATGGGCAATTTGCTGATCATCGGGCGTCGATTAATGAGACTCGGCAGCAATTAGCGGATGTAAGGCGCAGCGACGGTGCTTTGGTAAATGGCATTGTCACGAAGGACAGTTTAGCGCCGGATCTTTTTCTTGATGTTAAGACTGATGTTGCGAATGCTGTTGCTGCTGATTTAGCGGCTGCTCAGTCTTATGCGTCTTTAGCGACGACTGCGGGAAATTTAGCGGCGCAGTCTGCTGTGGATGCTGATGCTGCTGCGTCTAGCGCTCAGGCAGCTGCGTTAGTTTTGTCTAATGCTCAGGGTAGTGCTTTAGCGACGCTTACGCAGGTTCAGACGCAAGCCACCCTCGACCTCAAGCGTGCGACTGATCTTGAGGCTGCGTTAGAGTTAGATGTTCAGGCGGCTGTTGCTGGCGCTGATTTATCGGATAAATATGCTGTTCTTTCCAATTATTGGGCAGAATGGATGGGTGCTGATGGTAGGACTGATCAGACGATCCCTCCTAATGCGCTTAAGATTATGGGGATTACTGGGGATCACTGGAGTTCTCGGTGGTGGGCTACGCGTGCTGCGAATGCCTTTGGGCATTTGTATGATTTATATTTAGGTATTCATGCGACGGCACCCACGAGTAATCTATCTGGTGGGCCTCTTGCTGTAGGTTCGTTGTATTACGACAGCACGACGAACAAGCCTTATATTTGGACGGGGACGAACTGGAAGCCATTTTTCTCTAGTGAGAAGGCTCATACATCCACCCTTTACTATAAGGTGCCGACTGCGACGACGCAGAGTGTGTTTCCTTTAGCCACGTTGGATTTATTTGGGAATAGTTTTGGTTATGACCCGATAGATCCAGAGGCGACAGAGATACATGTGAATGGTGTGCGATTACTGCCGGATGATGGCAGTGGGACGCTTGGCGATTATAATATTAATACTGCTACAAGCACGATTACGTTTATTAAGCCGTTGAATGCGAATAGTATTGTTACGATTGATTTGCTGACGCCTAAGAATAAGTTGACTCCTGGTAGTGTCAATTTTCATTCGACGAAGAATATTAATTTAGATCCTGTGACTTATGCTCCTGGGTATCAGGACGGGTTTAGGACTGTGTTCACGGTATCGCGCACTGACGGTAATCCTGTTGCGATTACTGATAGTGAGCAGTTGTTTGTTAGTGTTGATGGCGTTGTTCAGCAGCCTGGTAAGGATTTTACTGCTGCTGGAGCGACGGTGACGTTTACTGATCCACCTGCGACGGATAGCAAGGTTTGGATGTTTTGGATGGAGCCTGGCGGTAGTGGGGCTTCTACTGGCGTTGTTCCTCCTGCGATAACGACGATATGGCAGGGATTGCATTATGCTCCTGGAACTCCTGGTGCTGTTACTTGGGAGGATATCAGGGGGATTGCTGAGACAGTTCAGAATACTGCTGATCTTCTGACGATTCCTGCGAGTCATTTGAATAATGGCAAGCTGGTTTTTGCTCAAGATACGAATATTTTATATACGAGTCTTGTAAATACGGCGACTGCTACGGGGACGATGGCAGATTGGCAGGCGATAGTTCCGCATGCTGATATGTATTTAACGACGGCGAATTTACCTAATCCAGCGACTGCGTCTCCTCCGTTACAGGATGGTCAGTTAGCGATAGTTTCGCTTGATGCTTTGCTTGGTAAGACGATTAATCGTCCTTATTTTTATGATGCTGCAACGACGAAGTGGTTACCATTAAGTCAGATGCAGATGTCGAAGGCATTACGATCTGATGCTGATCGTGTTGCGTTTGCGAAGGACGATTTACAAGTCACGTATGAGGCGAACCATCAGGAACTGAAGTTCTGGGATGGGACTGCGTGGCAGACGATTTATAGTTTTGATGCGATTAAGAATTTAATTGCTTCTGCGTCGTTGTTTGAAGGGACTGCGCAGGAGGTTGGCGGCGCTGCTGTTGGTGCTGTTCAATTGAGTGCTTTGCCTGATCTTGCTGCACTTGCTACTGCTGTCGATTTGACGAAGACGGGCCATTATTGGGTTTGGCAGGGATCGGCTAAGTATGCTGTGACTGCTGCGACACCGAGCATTGGAACTGATCTTAACGGCGTTACGTTAGAGCCTGGAGATTGGTTATCCATCAGCAATACAGGAACGACTGCAGCTCCTGTGTTTAAGTGGACGGTTATTCGTGGAGACCTGATTTCGAAGTCTCGCGGCGACACTCTTTTTGGTTTGACGCCTTATGCTGCTGGTTCTTGGGAGTTTGGTTCGACTGTTGTTTATCAGGGGTCGATTTATAGAGCGACTGCTGGCGTTGTGCCTGCGGATGCGGCTCCTGGGGTTGTAGGATCTCCATGGGCGCGTGTGCCTCTTGATAATGGCTTTGTGACTGTTGCTTCTGATGCTCAGCTCCCTGCGACGGGTTCGAATGTTGGTCAGATTTATTTTATCGAGAATAGTGCTGCTGCGAATAATTATCCTGCGTTTATGATGTGGAATGGCACGGCGTGGGTAAATACTGCTGGTGAAGCGCTTACGAAGACGCATTGGGACGCGATTAGCACATTCCAGACATGGACGAACAAGGTTTATGAGATAAACACGCTTGTTTTGTATAATGGGCGTTATTATCGGGCTTCTGCTGCTATTCCGTTAGGAACTGCGGCTCCTGGCGTATCTCCATTATGGACTGATATTACGCCATCAGGATCGTCTGGTATTCCGACATGGGATGCTGTTACTGCGTATGCGGCGTTTGTTCTCGTTATTCGTAACGGCGTTCTTTATTATTCGAGTGCAGCAAATACGAATGTTGATCCGGCATTAGGTGGGACGACGACTAAGACGCTTACGCCTATTGTTATCGCAGAGATGGATTGCGTTGACGGTGTAACGAGTTATCCGACGCATGCGAAGCTTGAGACGTTTGATTTCTCGACTGCTGGTGTGACGCCTGGTGAGTATTACTATGTCCAGATGGACGATAACGTCGCTGCTGGTCCGACTCTTGGTGTGCTGCCTTATACGATAACTGCAGGTCAGTTTAAGGGTAAGCAGCTTCTGACTGAAGAGACGTATATTGTTTATACAGGCAATAAATTAAACGGTATTTATGGCTGGGTGCTGGTTAATGGCGGCGTGCTTGGCAGCGCTGTGCCTGGCACGTTCTCTTACCAGGACAACACTGGCAATCCTTGGACGCAGGTATCGAACCTTAAGATCGGAGACATGCTTGATGTCTCTAAGGTTATTCCGGCACAGAGTGGTGACGCGTTAGTTTACAACGCTTCTGCGAGTGAGTGGACGCCAACAGAGCTTTATCCAAAGATTGCGGCGTTAGACACTATAAATTTAGTGAATAATGGTACTGCATGGACGAATATTTCTAATACTTGGAAGAATGCTGTCACGCTGAACTTTGCGATTGATGGTTATATTCCGGTTGGTCACTTGTTCCGCGTTGAATTGAATTTCGTTGCGACATTTGTGAACCCGACAGTGAAGGCTTCGAGCTGCGTAGTGGTTGGGACTGTCAAGCCTCGCGGTGCTGGATCACAAGGCTGGCGCGACGCGGCGGGTGCGACAGGTGTGACGAAAGTCATTTCTGGTGAGCGTTATCTTATCGGGACGATTACAGCTGGCACGACGATCGGCGTTGCGATTGATTTGCTTTCAAGTGCGACGACTGATGGATCGAATACGGTCAAGGGCAATGTCGTGTTTTACGATTTAGGCCCAGCAACTTCAATTCTTGCGATTTAAGGTAGGCCGATGACACTTGCTCTTAATCTTGCACTTCATGCTGGTGAGGAAACTGTGACCCTTCCTGCAGGACCTCCTGCAACTGCTGGACAAGCGTTGATTGGTTCACCTCCTGCGACTGCAGGTGATCCTGTCACTTTGACATGGGGCGCAACTGGCGGCGGTGGTGGCGGTGGATCGCTTCCTGTGCCGACGGGTGAAGGAAATGTTCTTATGACGGGAAATGCGGCTGCGTCTTATGCGTGGTCTGAGCAGCCTTTAGATTTTGGGAGATACTAAGTCATGTCATCACAAATTCAGATCAAGCGTAAGATAAATGGCACAGGATCTCCTGCAGCAGCTGGCGCTAAAGAGGGCGAGCTTGCAATTGCATTTCCAGGCGCTGCTGGTGTTGGAACTGATGCAGAGCTTTGGGCGTTCGATTCGAGCGCATGGCGTCGCGTTAATCCGACGACAACGATTACGACGCAGTCAATTTCACTTGGCACAGCAGGCGCGAATGTTGGCGCTGCTTATACGACATGGTCAGGAACGCCTGGCAATACGATTACAGGCAATGTTGTTATTGCAAGCTGGGGGACGCCTCAGCAGGCATATGTTTTAACGAATACTGCGCTTCCTGGCGCTGCTGCTTCGTGGACGTCGCTTGGTGGATCAACGCCATTTGCGACATCTGGTGAAGTTTTAACAGGAACTGAAGCTGCTAAAGCGATTGCGCCTGATGTGTTGCGCGCTTCAACTGTGAATACTTCTGCAGGCGCAGGTGACGCGAATAAAATTCCACGTCTTGATGCGTCTGGTAAAATTGCGGCGTCGATGTTGCCGACAAGCTCTTGGGAGCTGAAGGGCGCGAAAGATCAGACTGTAGCAAATTCAGCTCCTGCTGCTCCAATTACTGGCGACACTTACTTCCTAACTGCTGCAGGTAACTTTGACGCGACGTGGACGGGTCTTGGTGGTACGCCTGGTTCGTCTGGCGATATGGTTGTTTATGACGGCGCGAAGTGGCTGCACATTCCAAACTACACTGACTTGAATGCTTATGTGCCTCTTGCTGGTTCGTCATTACTGACAGGAACATTCACATGGACAGGCGCTGCCGGTTCTAAGGCTGGCACAGTTCTGTTTGACTTCAAGGGCGGCACTTTAGATGCAGCGTTAATCGATTGTGGTTCGTATTGATATTAACTCCGGCCAGATGAGCCATTAGGAGAAAGTCAGATGACTTCAAGAGTCCAGAATTTACGAAGCAGCGTCGCGGGGTCTCGCCCGGCGGCGTCTACCCGTGAGGTGGGTGAGATTTATACAAATTTCAGCGATTTTCAGTTGGGCGTCATTGACGCCACGAAAAATCCGCAGGATTTGCTGGCGATCCGGTTTCATTCGGCGACTGCGAAATATCAGGCGAACGACATCGTCGTTTATGGCGATACGATTTACCAGGCGAAGGCGGCTGTAGGTCCGAAGGCTTTCACGGCGACGGATTGGACTGCGATCAGCGGCGCTAATCAGACGAATAATAGTGTCACGACAGGATCTGTGACGATTACGCCAATGACGCCAGGTTCTGTAGTGTTTGCTGGAACAGGCAGCACGCTGACGCAGGATAACGCTAATCTTTATTATGATGATGTGAATAATCGTTTGAGCATTGGCTCGACGGTTCCAACGCGTAATCTTGATGTTACAGGCACATTTGGCGTAACAGGAAATTCTGTTGTCGGTGGCACGCTTGATGTTGCAGGCACGCTCGGCGTTAGCGGTCAATTAAATGTAACGGGTCAAGCTGGCTTTGCCTCTCTAGCGCGTTTTACATCGACAGATGCGATTGCGATCCCTGTTGGCACTGATTTGCAGCGTCCAACTGGCGCGGCGTTATTGCAAGGTGAGATTCGTTACAATACGACGCAAAACGCGTTTGAAGGATTTAATGGCTCTTCTTGGGGGCCGTTATCTGCTGTAAGCGCGCATCCGATTCAGCTGTTCAGCGCGACGGGCTCATACGCCACGAATGAACTCGTGATTTACAACGGCAACGTCTATCGCGCGAACGGTCCCGTCACGGCTGGCGCATGGAATGGGACGCAGTGGACGCAAATCACGCACTCGGCGGGAAATATTCTGCTTTGGGGCGGTACGACTAACGAACTCGTTTGGGGAATATAAGCATGTCTATTGATCTGAAAACGCAGACTGCAGATACGACGATTACGTCGACGGCGCTCATGTTTGGCGCGGATAGTTCGACCGCTGCGTCGCCGTCCGTTTATCCGATTGATACAATCGCGGATTACATCAAGGTCAAAAACGGCTCTAGCGCTGGCGGCGTTCTTGGCAAAGCCGATTATGATACCGTCGGATTCACGTCCATCACGGCCAGCACGATTAGCGTCAAGGCTGGCACGCTTGTTGACGTCGCAGGGACGATTGTTTCGTTTGCCGCGGATACGGCGGTCATTATGCCGGCCCTGACTGCTGGAACTGATTACGCGATTTACGCTTGCGGCGATGGCAGCATCCGTGCGGACGTTAGCTTTACGGCTCCGACGGGCTATACGGCGGCCAATTCTCGCAAGATCGGCGGTTTCCATTATGCGCCCGGCGGAAACGCTGCTGGACAGGCTGGCGGCGACGTAGCCCCGGCGATCAATCCTTACAGCGTATGGGATTTGAAATGGCGCCCCGCTTGCGGCGATCCGCGCGGCATGGCTCTGATCGACGGCAGCTTTTGGTGCGACATTTACCTGACGGGCGTCAGTCATATCCTCGATGGGACGTCGAAATTTGGCGCTACGATTGCCGACGGAACGACTCCGGCAAAAATTCCGGTCGAGTTTGGCGGCAACGGTTCGAACGTCTATGCCTCATTCAATTGGTGGCAGGCGAATGAAGTCGTCCAGTCGCACGGCAAGGATCTTCTGTCATACGGCGAAAGTTCGGTCGCGTTTTATGGCGTGACCGAAGGCACGAACGCCCCTGGCAATGCAGACCCCGTCAACACAAAGCTAGACGCCGCTCGCACGTCCCGTTGGGGGATTATGCAAGCGACCGGCAATATGTGGATTTGGTCTCGCGACTTTTCGTATCGACCAGATTCCACGAATCCGGGTTGGAACTGGAAAGATCAAGCCGGTGCTAGAGGCCAACTTTATCTCAATAATGACTTTGGTTTAACAGCGGCGATGCTCGGCGGGAGCTGGGGCGACGGCGTCATCGCTGGATCGCGTTCGTCGCGCTGGGCCAGCTATCCGTGGTTCTCCGCCGGCAACTTCGGCGCCCGCGGCCGCTGTGACCACCTGCGTCTTGTCTGAGCGAGCGGAAGCGAGCGATTTAGAAGCCGGGCCTGAGTCAGAGTCAGCGCGGCAGATGGTGATTGTGGAGAAGTATGAGCAAGTGGTGAATTACCTTTACCCCATATTTCAAAACACGCCACGCAAACATGGCGTTGCGCGAGACATGATGTTGCGCACGCTATTCCTACAAGTGGAGCTTTTCATTGTGGCCGGAAAGTCACGACAAGTTTCCAGACTTTACGCAGCGGACGCCAATCTGGCGACGCTGCGTTATTGGCTACGTTTCGCTGTTGATCCTAAGCGCAAGATCATCACGTCGCATCAGCATAGGCACGCATTGTCGCTTATCGCTGAAATCGGCAAGATGATCGGTTCTTGGGTTAAGGCAGTGAAAAGTAGGGGGTGATAGAGGAAATGCACGCGGCGATACTCGGCGGGAACTGGAACAACGGCGTCAACGCTGGATCACGTTCGTCGAACTGGAACAACTATCCATGGAACTCCAACGACAACATCGGCGCCCGCGGCCGCTGTGACGACCCTTTCATGCTCGGCGGCGCGCCACGGCCCCGCCGGCAGGCTACAGCAAGACAGGTGGTCAGCTCTATTCATCCTGCTTCGGCGAACACACTTATGGATTCGGGAGAGCGGGGAGTAGTTCGTCGAAACCCGCGCCCGATAAATCGCATGGCTAAAAAGTATCGTAATCTTATCGATAAAATTACAAGCGACGAAAATATGCGTCGCGCCTATCGCCTCACGGCGAAAGGAAAGCGCAGTTCATTAGGCTTTTTGAGCTTCAAGGAATATTCAGAATTAAACCTTTACAATCTGGCGCAGTCCATTCGCGACGGGTCATATCGTCCAGGGCAGGAACGGGCTTTCACCGTTTATGAGCCGAAGCCGCGTCAGATCACGGCGGCGTCTTTTACGGATCGCATCGCGCATCATGCGCTTGTCGGGGTGATTGGCCCTATATTCGAGGCGACGCTTCTTCCGCGCACTTTCGCGTGTAGGGACGGCATGGGCACGCACGCCGGCGTCACAATGCTGCAATCTGACTTGCGTCGAATGGGCTCGCCGACATACGTCCTGAAAACCGATTTCAAGAAGTATTTCGCTTCAATAGATCGCGGCGTCTTGAATCAGATCATTCGCCGAAAGATTTCGTGCGCTCGGACGCTTGCGCTTATTGAGACGATGACGCCCCCGTCGGGCGTCGGGATTCCGATTGGCGCGCTTACCAGTCAGCTTTACGCGAATATCTATGCGGGCGAAATCGATCGTCGCCTGCAGTGCGAATTAGGCGTCAAACACTGGTATCGCTACATGGACGATATTGTCGTCTTGTCGCGAGATATAGATCACCTGCGTTACGTCCAGCAGGATTTGGCGCATATCGCACATAATTCGCTTCGGCTTTCATTCTCTCGCTGGAGCGTTCAGCCGGCCTCTCGCGGCGTGAATTTCCTCGGCTATCGCGTATGGCCGACGCATAAGCTCTTGCGCAAATCCAGCGTGACGCGTGCGCGGCGCGCCATAAAGACTTTACGACGCAACGGCAATGACGACCGGCTTACGAAGTTCCTCGCGGCCTGGACCGGCCACGCCGGTTGGGCGGATACGCACAATCTTCTCTCTAAACTCGGAGTTATGTGATGCAGACGATTATCAATACGAAGGCTGATTTGGACGCGCTGAAAGGCACGCCGGATTATGTCACCGCCCTTATCGGCCTTGCCGGCGCTGCGCAGACCTACGTCAACAAGGCTGCGCCGGGGCAGATGACGGATTGGGTTCTTGAGCCCAATACCGCTATTTTGACCGCCTTTGGCTATTCCCAGGATAAGTTGAACGCTGAACTGACGTCTCTTGGCGTGACGCCGGTGACGTCCGCCAAGCCCGTCGATTACATCACGTCTGTTCCGGCCGACGACAAGACGACGGTTCCCCAGGACAAATTCTATGACGTCGTTCTCGACCCGGCGACGTCAACCTATGTGAAGACGCCGAAGGATTTGGTCGCTCTTAAAGCTGACTGGAAATCGCAGATCAACGCGACGGCGGGAACGCTCCTTGCGTCGAGCGATTGGATGGTTGTCCGCAAGGTCGAAAGCAACATCGATATCCCTGCCGCCTGGAGCACGTATCGCACGGACGTCCGCGCTTACGCCAATAAAGTGCAGGCGGATATCGCTGCTGTGACGACGGTCGAAGCTCTCATCCCCCTCGTTATGGGCCTGACGTGGCCTGTAACGTCAGCATAACGCTATTAAACATTAAGGGGCTAAAATAGTGGCAAATAAACCTGCAAAGAAGAAACTCCCTGCAAAGAAGGCTCCAGCAAAGAAGGTCGCAGCGAAAGTAAAAGTTGCGGCTCCTGTGATCGTTGCGCGTAAGCCTGTATCGATTGCTGTGCCTGCAACTGTCTTCACATTGTTGATCGCTGCGCAGACGGGTTTGATCGGCTTTATCTCAATGCCTAAACCAGCTGCAGCGGCGAAAGTAGAGACGAAGACTGTTTCTGCCCCTGCGCCTGTTCTTACAACGCCGATTGCGCTTCCTCCTATTGAGGCTGTCAAGAAGGCAGAGGTGCGGGTGAAGAAGAAAGCGGCAGCGCGTGACTAATGATGAGCAACGCTATCTAACAGCATTAAAGCGGAGGCGCGCTGCGCTTCGCGCTAAAGATGACATGTTAGCGTTTGCTCAGTTGATGATGCCAAAACAGGATGATCACGAAAATCCTGACGTTAGTGAGTATCAAGTCGCAAAGCATCACAAGGTTATCTCTGCAGCTCTTGAAGAGGTAGAGAAAGGTAATATTCGACGCCTAATTATTAATCTTGGTCCAAGGCACGGCAAATCTCAATTAACGTCGCGTCTTTTCCCTGCATGGTATTTAGGCAGAAATCCAAACCATTCTCTAATTCTTGGCACATATAACGAGAAGTTCTCATGGGACTTTGGTCGTGATGTGCGGCAACTTATTCAAGATCCGATTTATTCGCAGGTGTTCCCTGATGTTAATCTCCTTGCTGGCGCAGCATCAGTTGACCGTCTTGAGACGACGCAAAAAGGCAAGATGTTCTT